TTACGACAATATCCTGAAGGGTGATGAACTACACGATAGCTTGCGCAATCTTGCCGCCAAGCTCATTGCTAGCGGTACGAGCCCCGGCGCTGCCGTCAATCAACTGCGGGCGCTGATGGAGACCTCAACCGCGCCCCGCGACGATCGCTGGAACGCGCGCTTTGACGACATCCCGCGCTTAGTCGATAGCGCGGTCGAGAAATACCAAAACCCACAACCGCAGTCCTCGCCATCTCCAGCATCGTCGTTGCCTCCTCTGCTTCCACCTCCTCCGCCTCCTCCTCCGCCGCCGCAATCTCCCGGAGCGCAATCGGCTGGGCCGCAGCCATCTGGTTCGTCGTCCTCGGCAAGCCCGATCGAGGACACGCTGAAGATATTTCGCGAGTGGCTACTGCTCGACGACGATATCCCCGTACTCGCCATGCTCGGCACTGTCGCCGCCAACATGCTGCCCGGCGATGCAATCTGGCTCGGATTGATTGCGCCCCCTTCAAGCGCCAAGACCGAGATGTTGATCACGCTGGCCAAGCTCCCGCATACCGAAATGGTCGGCACAGTAAACGTAGCCGGGCTGCTCTCAGGTACGCCACGGCGTCAGCAGGCTAGCGGCGCTCGGGGCGGACTACTGCAAAAGATCGGCGCGTTCGGTTTTTTGGTGTTGAAAGATTTCGGCTCGGTTTTGAGCATGCGGCCAGATAGCAAGGGCGAATTGCTCGGCGCCTTACGCGAAATCTACGATGGCAGCTGGAGCAGGACTATCGGTGCTGATGGCGGCAAGACCCTGCATTGGTCAGGCAAGATTGGGCTACTGTTCGGCTGTACCCGCGTCTTCGATAGCTATTACGGCGTGATCAGCGAACTCGGTGACCGTTTCTTACTATGCCGCATGGAACCCAACGAAGAGCAGTTCCTCCACGCCATTAAGCACGCCAACCGCGCCACACAAATACGTGCGCGGTTGGTCCAGGCCGTTACCAATTTGTTCGCTATCCCGCTTCCGCCGCCACGAGACATCAGCAATAAAGAAATCAATTGGCTAAATGAGATTTTGCAGGTCGCCGTACGTTTGCGCGGAGCCGTCAAGCGCGATTACCGTACCCGCGAACTGGAAGATAACTACGGCGCTGAAGGCACTGGACGACTGGGAAAGGCCCTGGAGCGCGTGCTCGCCGGCCTCGACTGCCTGGGCATCAAACGCAGCGTAGCCCGCAAGGTGGTCAGGACCATCGCCTTTGATAGTGTGCCGCCCAATCGGCTGAGTGTCTTCTGCCACCTGAAAAGCATCGAGCCAAGTTGGGCCGACACCATTACCGCTGCCAAGGCCGTCAAGCTGCCGACGACCACCACCCGTCGCGTATTGGAGGAACTGGTGGTCTACGGCTTGGTCGAGCGAAGTTCCCAAGGGCAGGGTAAGGCAGACCTGTGGCGAACAGTCTAAGGAAATCGAAAAACCCCCATTGCATAGGGATAAACGCGGGGTGGGGGTACCCCTACCCGGAACCTACAGTAAGAGAGAGAGTGGTCTATTAAATACTTCTAATTTCTTAGAGAGAGATATTCCGGGTGGGGGGTCCCCCTAGTACGGAAAAGGAAGAGCGTATGGAGGCGACGCGTTGAGAGCTGCAGCGTGGCGCCGAAGCTGGGCCGGGCGGCGGCGGCGCTAATCGAGATGCCGCACCTGATGCCGCATCCAGAGGCGATGCGCCAGCTGACCCCGCCCATCGACGAGCAGAGGTGACGAATGACCGAACAAGAAATCCTAGAGCGCTATTCAACGCCAGGTCTGCGTCGGAATGGGGTTGAAGATAAGGCGCCGGACATTGTGCCGCTGTACGTCCTCGGGAGAAACCCCCAAATCCGCTAATCCGCTCGCGGCAAATTCCTCAGCTGCCTGGGTCAACCCTGCCGACTTGAAAGTGGTCGACACCGGCATCACAAGCGCCGAGGATCTGTTTGACTTTCTCGCTGAGCGCATCATCCAACGTCTTCCGGCGGACAAACAAAACCAAGCACGAGCCGATTGGTGGAAGTGCCGCGATAGTTGAGCACGCCCGGCCGGGGGCCGGGGGTATGTGGGGGCATCTTGCAGCCAACTTCAATCGCGAGGTTGCGAGCTCGTACTACAAATTCCCGGGGCCGGGGGGCGGTTCTGAAATATCTGCACATGCTCTGCCACGGAGCGCGGCGGCCATTTTCTTCGCACAAAGTGCACGTTTCCCGGCCCCTCGTGCTAGCATTCGAACGAACCTGAACTAACCGGACGGGATCCTTGCTTCTCCCGCCGCATCCAGCGCGAAGGGAAATCCCCATGCCTCGAGGCCGAAACAGATCGTCAGCTGCGCTCGCTGTTGTTCCTGTGCTGGTCCCCGGTTCCGGTCGGCCGGAGCCGCCTGCAGACCTTGATCCCCTCGAACAGCGGGTATGGCGCGAGGTAATCGGCGCCTTGCCACCGCACTGGATCGACCCCGCCGGCCAGTTGATCCTCCGCCGTCTGGCCGCTCAGGCCGCCATTGCGGAACGTTGCGAGATACAATTGCGGCAGCTCCGGGCCGTGGACCAGGACAGCGGAGAGTTGGCCAGAGGTCTTGCTTCTCAGCACGATCTGGCGGCCAAGGCTGTCGCCAATCTGCTGGCGAGCTTGCGCGCGACGCCTCGCTCGCGCAGTGTACCGCGTTCCGCTGGTTCGCGGATTGATCAGAGTCCGCAGTGGCGACCCTGGGAGATAAGGGGTGGCAAGGCGCAAACCAAAGCCGACTGACGACCGGGTTACCGGCGCCGATATCATCGCCTTCATTGAGAAGGTCTGCCTCGTTCCGGAGGGAAAGCACGTCGGGCAGCCGTTTGTATTGCAGCGATGGCAGAAGGAATTTATCCGCCTGATTTACGACAATCCGCACGGCACTCGCCGTGCGATCCTCAGCGTTGGGAGGAAGAATAGCAAAACGACCTTGTCCGCCTGTTTGTTGTTGGCGCATTTGTGCGGTCCGCCCGCACGGAGCAAACCCAATAGTCAACTTTATTCGGCGGCGCAGAGCCGTGATCAGGCCGCGATCCTATTCTCGCTCGCTGCCAAGATGATCCGTTTGAACTCCCAATTAGCGCGCATCGTGCATGTGATGGAGACCGCAAAGACGCTCGTTTGCTCCGAGTTGGGCACGCGTTATCGGGCTCTGAGCGCCGATGCCTCAACTGCGTACGGGCTCTCGCCGAGCTTCATTGTGCATGATGAATTAGGTCAGGTTCGCGGTCCGCGTTCACCGTTGTATGAGGCGCTTGAGACTGCAACAGGTTCATCCGCCGATCCGCTCTCGATCATCATCTCGACGCAGGCGCCGACCGACGCCGATCTTCTCAGCGTGCTAATTGACGACGCGCTGGCCGGCAACGACCCGCACACGGTGGTCAAATTATATACCGCGCCGAAGGAGCTTGATCCGTTTGCTGAGGCGACGATCCGGCTGGCCAATCCGGCGTTTGGGACGTTTTTGAATGCACGTGAAGTGATGGCCATGGCGCGCGACGCTCAGCGCATGCCGGCGCGCGAGGCCGAATATCGCAATTTGATCCTCAATCAGCGGATCGAGGCGACGAACATGTTCATCTCGCCGGGCGTCTGGAAAGCCTGCGGCGGCCCGGTTGGCTCGCTTGCGGGACTGACGCTCTACGGCGGGCTCGATCTATCCGAGGTGGCGGATCTGACCGCGCTGGTCCTGATCGGCTGGCGCGATGGAAAGTGGCACGTGCTGCCGACGTTCTGGCTGCCATCGGAGGGGCTGAGCGAGAAGGCGACAACCGATAAGCTCCCCTACGATCTCTGGCGGGCGCAGGGTTATTTGCAGGCGACGCCTGGTCGGACTGTTTCGTACGAGCATGTCGCCGAGCATTTGCGCGGCTTATTCCGGCACTACAACATTGCGAAGATCGGATTCGATCGCTGGAACATGCGGCACTTCTTGCCTTGGTTGCTCAAGGCCGGGCTGAGCGAGCAATTCGTTAAGGATCACTTCGTCGAGTTTGGTCAGGGCATGCAGAGCATGTCACCGGCGCTGCGCGATCTCGAGCAAGTCCTTCTGGAGGGCCAGATCGCGCACGGTGATCATCCCGTCTTGTCGATGTGCGCGGCCAACACGGTGATCGCGGTCGACGATGCTGGCAATCGCAAGCCGTCGAAGAAGCGCTCGGTCGGTCGGATCGACGGCATGGTGGCGCTGGCGATGGCGATCGGAGTGGCGCCGCTGAAGGCGGAGCGTGTTATAGACGTCCAGGCTCTCAT